CGGTTTTCACACCCTGCGCCATATCCAAAAGCAGAGAGCAAGAGCAAGTAGCGCTGTAATCGCCAGCAGCGCGATGTTGTCTTCCATAACGTCAATCAGAAACATTCGCCCCTCCCTTTGTCGCGCTGAGTATAACGAACGAATGTGAAAGAAAAACCCCGGACGACGGTAGGTCAAATCCGGGGCTACACCTCCGGCAACTATGACGGGCGGCCTTTGGTGCAAAGTCATATTCTCAGAACAAAACTGAAAAGAAAAGCCCCGACCGGTTGTGTGCGATCGGGGCCATGCGAGCCATCCGATTGCGTCGTTAAGGTTGGCTCGCGCCAGTCGAGTTTACACTCACCGCAGATTGAAGAAAACCCCGGCAGGCGGGCAGCCATGAACCGGGGTTACTCACGTTACATTCAAGCGGGGGCTGTGATGCCGTGAATGGAATAAGAATTAGCGCGCATCTTAGCAGCGTCAAGAGTTCGAAATAAAAAGCCCCAGCTCGTGGGTATCTTTAACGAGCCGGGGCCGTGCGTACAGCCTGTCTGCGGTGACGTCGATACGCATCAGTATCTTCTCATAAATGCGTGCCAATGCAATGAACGGTAGCGTACAGAGAGGTGATAGTTTCAATCTCGCTGTACCCACAAAATCACGAGACATAATAGGCCGAACCCTGCCATCGATATTGCCAAAGCCATATTGATAACGCTGATCCAGTCCATGATCCCCTCCTGATACAAAAGACGATGCTACAGTTTGTAGTTGAAGTGCACAAGTCGTGCAACGAACTGAGCAGAAGCTGCGAGTTCATCACCGGTCAATAAAAAAGCCCCGACGAGACGGATCAAGTCGGAGCTTTGCGCTCAGCAGTATTTGGCAGACCGTCTTTGCGCCACCTCATCATCTCATAAATCCACGCCTAATCAATGTACAACACCGTACAGAAGGGCGTGTTCTCAGCCGAAAGGAAACCACCTTGAATATGCACCTTGGCGATACCCGCCTCTTGATTGAGGCAGGTCGAGAGCGTGGACTATTGCGCAATCAAATGGCGTATGTGCTGGCAACGGCTTACACGAGACCGCGCACACGATGAAGCCGATCCGGGAAAAGGGCGGTGAGAAGTATCTTCGAGCAAAGAAATATTACCCATTCGTTGGGATGGGGTATGTCCAAATCACTTGGGAACATAACTATGAACGGGCCTCTCGCGAATTGTGCGAGAAGGCTAGCACCCATATGTGCGTCGATTTCGTTGGTAATCCTAAGTTGCTTCTTGAACCGAAGTACGCTGCACCAATCATCATTGCGGGCATGGTCGAAGGCTGGTTCACCGGCAAGAAGCTATCGGATTAAATCACCCTGCAGAAGTCCGATTTCAAGAATGCTCGCCGGATCGTCAATGGCACTGACAAGGCCGAACTGATCGCCGGCTATGCCAAGGATTATGACAAGGCGCTGCTGTCGGAAGGCTACGGTGTTGACCAGGTGGTTACTGCACCGGCTGTTGACGTCGTTCCTGCACCCGTCGAAGAAAAGCCTATCTCCAAATCATCGCGGTTCTGGTCATGGATCGGCAGCGGCGGCGCAGGTGCTGCAATCCCGTTTGTTGATTGGCGCGCCCAGATGGTGCTCGTCGTGTTCGTTCTTGCACTCACCGCATATGCAATCTTCACAATGCCACAGGCCAAGGCCAAGCTTGAGAAGCTGGTGGACGCTCTATGAGCGTCATATGGGCCTTAATCCCGAAGTGGATGAAATACTCGTTGGCTGCCTTGGTGGCGGCTTTTTTGTTGCCGGCAGCTGGGTATGTGGCCGGGAAACGTGATGGCCGCTCCAACGTCGAAGCCAAAATCGAAAGACAGAACAATGAAGCGACTGACAAAGCCCTTGGCGCTGTGCTCGATTATGATGAGTGCATTGATGCTGGCGGGGTGTGGACTTTCAGGACCGGCAAATGTGAGCGGCGTCCGTAGCCTGCTCGGCACTGACCTGCTCGGCGCTCGTGGAGCAACAGATGCGGATCAACGCAAGATCGACCGGACAATAGTGCGCGGCTGTGCTGGTGGCGTCTGGTCGAAAGATGAATGCGCAAAGCATGATGAGAAACGCGTGGCGGCTTTTAATGGGTGAAGATATCAAATGGCTGATCGGAACGGCGATCACGCTAAGCCTTTCTTTTTGGCGGGGCACTTCTGACGGCCTTTCGCTCATTGTCAGCATCAATCAAATCAGGGGACGATCAGTTGCACGAGCGTGTGAACCGCGTGCGCGACGAATATGTTCGCCGCGTCGATCTTGACGATCATGTCAGGCAATTACGAGATGGAATGAAAGAAATGCGCGATGAAACCCGCGAAGGCTTGAAAGAGACGAACAAGCGTCTCGATCAAGTACTCGCCGTTTTGGCGCAGGATAAGAAGTGAAAAGCCCCGCCGAAGCAGGGCAATTCGTTATGCTGCCTGCGGAGCCGGAAGCAGCTTCGGAAGGTATTGAAGGGCTTCGTTGTCGCGACCTTGGAAATAGCTCATTGCCCGGTTTGGCAACCATTCCGAACGGAAGTGGTTACGCCATGCAGCCAAAAGAGTTTCCGGATAAGCCTTCGCTTGCACGCGTCTGCCATCTTCATACACGTGCCAGTACTTGGGGAGTGCATCCGTATCTACGCCCTGATCCCTCAACCATTTGCAGAACATTCGACCGTGAGAGATATCTGGCACCATACTCTCGGGCAAGGTGTATCCCATGGCCTCCATAGGAGCGATGAGTGCCATAGTCAGTTCCGTTAGTATGGAAAAATGGCCGACAGGGACGTTCTGCTGATTGGCTACATAGCGGCGAAGATGGTAGGGCATCTCTGCTTTTCGCGGAGCGCCTTTCCCTGACATCCAGTCGTAAACCCACTTGCTTACCTTAACAGCGAAAGCGGCTGAGAGCCATTGTGCCAAGTGGATGGCAACTTGTGGATGAACCCACGTGCCTTGCATTCGGGGATCGCCGCCTCTAATTGATTGGACTAGCTCCGTTATCGGAATTCCGATATCGATTGAGAGCGCAGCAAGAAAGTCAGTAGTATTGCGATTTTCGCGATAGTGGCCAAAGAGCTTATTTGCCGCTTGGCACATCGCCGTGGCGTTAATGTAGCCATCCTTCGGGCGCTGGTAGATGATTGCTCCCTCGGCTTCGTGAGGGATTAAGTCAAAATGCTGTTGCATAAGGATATAATACTTTCTTTATATCAATATGCGGTTGGGGGACGATTGTCCCTTGACAAGATGGGCGTAATACCTATTTAAAGCCCATGTGATCACATACCAACCGCAAAGTTTGGTTTCTGGCCCGGAGAGTGTTAGAGCACTAACCGGGCCGCTCTGTTTCTGCACAAAGTACAGATTTTCCCTAGGTGGGGTCGCAAAACCTCACGTTCAATAGTCGGAAGACAAATTTTAAGGGAAAAGTAGGGAATAATACTACCCTACACCTTTAATATACCACGAATTACTCAAAAAGTCAAATTATGGCCCGTTTTACTCGTCCGGGTCTGTTCCCCTGCGACTTTACTTCACGGCCTAACATGCTTTTGAGAGTTATTGCTCCGGGGCACAAAACATTCTACAGAAAGGAATGCTTCAAGTCGTTCTAATAGGTTTAATCGTGGGTTCAGCTATCGATAACATTAAGGTGGACGAGGCCCTTCTTTCTGAGCACAGGATGGCTGACGCAGATGTCCTTGCAAGTTTGCATCGCAATGGAAACTGTCCTTCGGTTGTTCGAACAATCGATCTTCGTTTTGTTGGTGTTGAGCCAAGGGTGACGGCGCTTACTTCCAATGCTTCAGGTTTAGGTTTCACGTTTATGCAAACCGTCGATATGGAAGACGGTGAGGTAGCGGTAGACTTCTCGATTGAAGCCGATACGCATCCGACGACAATCGATAATTTGACGCTGAAAGCTCTGAAAATCGAACAGTATTACAGTGTGCGCTATGATGGATGGGGTACCGTCGCGACGAAGTGCTAATTGGATATTTCTGCTATTCTGAGCATAGATTTGATATGATTTCCTCTCCGTGGACCCGCGCTGCCTTTTAGCCTTTTCGTTAGCGTAAATATTTCATATGAAATATTGTTCAGTCTCTTTTGCGGTGTCGAACGAAGCTGCATTTGAAAATGAAAAATACCGCACCAAAGATACACACCACTCCAGAAAAAACCAAAATCGTTAGGCGGAAATAAAACTGCTTCGCATTATCGTTTAAGTTCACATTGAAACCGTCACCAAATCGCGAAGGAACGTGTATATCTCCTGTCTGGAGGGCAAGATACGTGTTACATAAAATCAGCAAGCCACACACGGCTAGGATAGCCGCACAAAGAATGTCAGCCCAGCGTTTTTCGGGCAGTAAGCTACCAGGGGGCGGCATTAAAAGCTTGGCTATCACGAAGCCCGAAACGACAAGTGCACCCGCTAAGCCGGTGCGACCATGCAGGTTTTCAACGTAGGCACCACCAGCGATTAAGATGGCTGCTATGGGAGCGCCAATAAGGTACTTCAATCTAGATGGCTTGTTCGTCAAAGCATTTTCCTAGCGCTGGCGCTCAGCTGCGTAAAGATTTCAAAGGTGCGGCGACCGGTCAAGTGCAAAGAACTGCATATTATGGCAGTTGTTCGGAGACGCGCTTTGTCATAAAGCCTATCCATGATTACAATTTCTTGGTGGGCGGCAATTATTATTTACATGTCGATATATTGGCCGGTTACGATATTGGTAGCTGGTGCAATTGTCGCGACCGCCTTCATGGCAACAAATAGCGTTGGCTGGCGGTTGGCTTGGTCCGCGTTGGCTATCCTAATTGTTGCGCCGGTGATCTGGTTTTTCACGATTGTATAAAGAAAAAGCCCCGGCACGTCTCCCAACGTCACGGGGCTGCGCACGTGGGCATGACCCGAATTCCTCCACGCGGCGCGGTAATATTTTATCAAAATGAATTTTCGTTGAAAAGTGTGTTTTTCCGTCCGGATGGCTAATACCGGTCTGTCTTATGGATCAGCGGCGCTTTCTTCGATTTCGCCATTCTTCCAATGTGCTTCCTCCATAGGCGATATCAGGATCACCCGACTCGGAAGGCTTTAGGTCATCGACAGAAGGATAGACCCGAAAAATTCTTCCGGTACCATCTTGCATCTCAATAGGTACGCCATGTCGTTTTGCAGTCTTGGCCATTCTATCGAGGTCGCTTTGGAGCAGCCCGCCTTCTCTTGATGCTCTCATTGCCGTGAACTACCCTTTTGGCGGTTTGCGCAAGTTCGCCAGTTTCAATCGCTTCAGCGGATCAAGTCGCTCGACGGGCTTCATTTGGGGCTCAGTCAATGGCAGGGCATCCACCGTTGCTTCTGCCTCAAAGGCTTCGACTGCACTCTGCTTTATACGATACAATTTGCCTCCCAATCGAAAGGCATCCAACTGGCCTGTTTTGATCAGGTTTCGTACATGCTTCTCAGAGCATTCCCAGCGCTTGGCCAATGTGGCCGGTGTGAACAAGGCTTCCATGCATCCTCCACCTGGTTACGGTCTGGATAAGCCGTGGTTATTGTAAGCCTTTGTTTTCCAACGATCCACCCCTAGCAAACGCTAAGTTTTTGCCATGTCAAAATGAAATTATCTCTCGATTATCTGCAACATGGCCGTGACGGTCACGTTACGTCACGTGACACGAAACGTTTCTGAAACGGTTCCGCGTCTGAAAAGCGTCTCATTCAGACGGCTTAAGGGTCGGGCTGGTGAGTGAACTTACAGCTCTGTGAGTATCAAGTTCTATTTGTGAGTATTTGGTGAGTAGAAATCACAAGCAGGCGGTGAAGGGGCGCTAAGTGCTTGATTTTATGGTGCCGCTTAGCAGACTCGAACTGCTGACCCCATCATTACGAATTAGGTTTGTCGTATTTCTTTAAATTTCCTGAAGTTTCATATCTATATGAAAAATAATGATAAAATTCGTTATTTCGCCTGCCCTGTTTCTTTCTGTTTCTGCCTGTAATATGGTTTGGTGGCTACCCGGTGGCTACTGAAAACAAATTGATAAGGTCGGCTATGCCTGTAATTCGTATCAACCAAAAGAACGTTAACTCCATTGTCACACCTGCAAAGAATACGTTCTACTTTGATGACAAGCTAGTTGGCTTCGGTTTGAAGATCACTCCTACAGGGGCCCGATCTTGGTTCGTTGAATATCGCCCAGGAGCAGGCGGCCGATCTGTAACGAAAAAACGTATGCGCATCGGTGGAATGGAACTGTCTCCCGATCAGGCAAGGACCGCTGCGGACAGGCTACTGTCTTCGGTTTCGCTCGGCAGTGACCCTGCAGCTGATCGTGCAGGGGAACGGGCAGCGATAACGATGAATGATCTGATCGACGAGTTCATGGAGCGACACGTCGAAAAGAAAAGGAAGCCAAATAGCATCGCTGACTACAGGAGTGTCTTTGAAACGCACGTTCGTCCGGCGATTGGAAACAAAGCCGCTATTAAAATAGCGCGATCGGACATTTCCAAGATGCACGACAAAGCATCCTTAAAAAAGGAGGGAGAGCGGCGAACAGGTGGTGATTATGTCGCCAATAAAGCCCTTGCCATCACGTCTTCATTGTTTGGGTGGGCATCTACCGTTGGCCTAGTTCCCGATGGTTTTAATCCAGCTGCGAAGATTGAGAAGTTCAAAGAGGAGTCGCGAGAACGTTTTTTGTCTGGCGATGAACTGGAGCGGCTTGGCGTAGCCCTGATTGAGGCTGAGACCAGTGGCATCCCTTACAATGTGACCGGGGACAATGAGAAGAGCCGTCACCGAAAGGGTGAGCACACACGGCATATTGTCTATAGTGCGCATATAACAGGAGCGATCCGCCTACTGCTGCTTACGGGTTGTCGGCTCCGCGAAATCCTGCATGTGCGCTGGTCGGAGGTCGATTTCGAGCGTGGCTTGCTGTTCTTGCCTGATTCAAAAACGGGTAAAAAAACGGTCGTTCTTTCTGAGGCCGCGATTGAAGTTCTTCAATCCATCCCTCGTGTCGGCGTTTACGTTGTGGCGAGTGAAAGCGCGGGCACGAAAGATGAAAAGCCGCGCCATGACATTAAAAAACCTTGGGCGACAATTTCAGAAAGAGCTGATCTGAAAGGATTGCGGATACACGATCTTCGGCACACCTTTGCCTCTGTTGGCGCTGGAGGAGGGCTGGGCCTGCCTGTAATCGGAAAGCTATTGGGGCATTCACAGGCGTCAACGACGCAACGCTATGCGCACCTTGACGTCAATCCGGTTCGGCGGGCAGCCGATCTTATCGCGGACAATATCGCCGAAAAACTTCGGAAGAAGCATTGAGTTTCTTTTTTTTCTACAAAGTTTGATTTTTTTCACATCGAGGTGTTGACCGATCTGTCACTCCCGCCACAATGCAAATTGTCAGCCCACCAAGCTGATGCACAACCACACGAGGAGATAAAATGAGTAAGAACATTCGCGTTAAAGAAGCTGCCGATTATCTTGGCCTATCGAAGTCAACACTAGACAAGTTCAGGCATTTCGGAACAGGGCCTCGGTTCTTCAAGCTGGGCCGCTCGGTCATTTACGATGTGGATGACTTGGACGCATGGCGCAATGAGCGCGCTGCAACATCTACTTGGCAAGCGGCGAACCAGAATTCTGCAGCGAGGGTGGCAGCATGAATCCGCGTCGCGTAGAATTCCTGCGGGATAAGGCCATGGTTTATGCCATCGCTGAAATTCAAAATCGCAAATCTGATCGCAAGCCTATGTCGGACATGATTGGAATGATCGATGTCCTGAAATCAGAAGTGCGGCCGGAATACTTGGCATTGCTTGTTTTCCAGTTTGAGCAGGAAACTGGAAATGTCGTCGATATTTTCCCCGAATGGGATGAAAGCGACGAACACACCGAGGGCGATATCGAGTACGGTGCCCGATTTGATACATCGCTGGCGGAATTCCGTGCATCATACATTCGCAGCAAAGAGCTTGCGGAAGCTGGCGCATTCAACGGAAGTAATGTGATCGATTTTGCCGCCTATAAGCGGCGACGTGAACTAGCCGCTTAATTTCCCTACCACCACCAACCACAACCACCATGCGCGATCCGCGCCACGGATTCGCGCGCCTATACGAGGAGAATTTTATGAACCAGCAAGCGCCTTATCATCCTGAGTTGCAATGTTTCGTTTCCAGAATTGGTTACGATTTTAGCGTGCATGTGGGCCAAGTCTTGATGAGTGATGGCGGATGTACCGACATGTCGGGGTGCATTGAATTTTTCAAAAGGATTGATTCAGAGGTCAACACCATCCGGACGTATTCTGACAGCGAGCCAGACACTCTGTACTTCGTCCGCAACGGAGAATGGCACGCTGTGCAAGGTGGGGCAGAATGATGAATCTGAAAATCATATCGATACGGCCGGTCCCGAAAGGGTCCGGCAAGACCATCGCACGCTTTGATCTGGAATTGGATGGCAGCATGCGGGTCTACGGCCTCGTACTTCGAGAGTACCCAGACGGCGTTAGAACCATTGCTGGTCCTCAAAGTGAAGGCCGTCGCTTTGCAACGTTCATTCCAGAAGTCGCAGAGAAAATCACCAAGTTAGCTTCCAACGCTTATGAGGGCACAAATGCCTATGTCAGCATCGCTTCCTAAGGCAATCGAGCATGATCCCATGCTCGACGTAGCGCTTTATTACCACGAAAAAGAAATTCCAGTTTTTCCTTGCCGGGCATGTGAAGGCGAGGAATTTGATCGGCGCACTGGTGAGTTCATCTCAATCGGCGCAAAAACGCCGCTTACATCCAATGGCTTCAAAGGTGCAACGTTAAACGAACGCATTGTTCGCGGTTTCTGGGAGCGAAACCCATCCGCGATTGTCGGCATTCCGACTGGCGAAAAGCTCGGCGCCTGGGTACTTGACGTCGATATTCATCAGGACGAGCACGGCAACACGATCGACGGTTTTGCTGCCCTCTCAGCTCTTGAGCAGAAATACGGCCCACTTCCAAAAACAGCCACTGTTCGCACAGCAGGCGGCGGAGAACATCGATATTTCAGCCATGTTGCCGGCGTTCGCAATCGCGGTGCTCTCGGCGCTGGTCTCGATGTGCGAGGTGAGGGCGGCTATGTAATCGCCGCGGGAAGCGTGCTGAGCGACGGCCGCTCGTACACTTGGGTTGATCATGATAGCGACGGCTTGCCCGATATTGCGGACGCGCCAGACTGGTTGCTGGAGCTCGTTCTGCCGCGTTCGTACGAAAGCGCTTACACTGCGCCTCAATCAATATCGGGTCAAATCAATGACCGATACGTGGAACGGGCCGTCGAGCTCGAACTTGCTGAGACCGCATCAATTTCCATGGGCGCAGGTCGAAACAAGGGGCTTAACAGGGCTGCGTTTTCCCTTGGCACATTTGTTGGCGCTGGTGCGTTAGATGAATCGGAAGCCTATGCTTTGCTGCAGGACGTCGCTCGTAGTTGGGGCCGTGACATTCCAAAAAGCTTTCAGACAATCAAAAACGGCATCAATGCAGGGAAGCTGAATCCCCGACATATCCCCGAAGCCACCGTTCATAACAACGACAACACGCCGCTCATGGACACCTCGCGATTGATTGCGAAGGGACTGGCAAAAAAAGTGGCCGAACCCGCTGAAACTGAAGAAGCTCAAAGTGTTGAACCGCTTGACATTTTTGCCGAGGCCAAGAGCCCATCTATGCCGATAGGTGTATTCCCTTCGGTTATTGAAAAGTTTGCTGTCGCGCGCGCAGAACAAATGGGTGTCGATCCGGGCGGACTTGCTATGGCAGCGCTTACTGTCTGCGCCGCAGCCATTCCAGACAACATCACTTTGAAAATGAAGCGCCATGAAAGCTGGAAGGAAAGCGCTCGCATCTGGACAATGGTTGTAGGCGATCCATCAACGCGGAAATCTCCGCTGATAAGAGCCGCGAGTGCGGCGCTCATGGCAATCGAATCCGAGTTGCAGCGTGACTACCGCGATGCAATGCGGGAATGGCTAGCGCTGGACAAGGATTCTAAAAAGGGCAAGTCCGAACCAATCGCCAAGCGCGTCTCTACAGAAGATGGTTCGACCGAAAAGGTCGGGGAAATCCTGTCCAATAACGAAGCAGGCCTTGCCCTGATTGATGACGAGTTGTCGGGCTGGTTCGCACGGATGGAAAAATATGCTGGGTCCAAAGGTGGCGCAGCTGATCGTGCTTTTTGGCTGAAATCGTTTGGCGGCGGCCATCATATCGTTGACCGCGTTGGGCGCGGTACGATCTGGATTCCAAATATCTCGATCACGCTTTTGGGGGGTATCCAGCCCGATCCCTTGCGGAAAATTGCCAAGGATTTGACCGACGATGGCCTACTGCAGCGCATGTTTTGCATAATGCTGGAAACTGGCGGAGATGATCGCGACGAACCTGCCACTTTGGATGAAAGTGTTTATGGGCATCTTGTCCGAAAGCTGTATCACCTTCGGACGTCCATGGCGGCAGGCTGGTGTTTCCGATTTTCTGATAAAGCACAAACATTTCGCAACGACTTGGCGCGGGAACATCGCCAGATGGAGAAACTATGGGAGCGGATCAATCGGCGCCTTGCTACGCACATCGGGAAGTTCGACGGTCTTTTTGGTCGGCTTTGCGTCTTGCTGCATGTAATCAAGAATATAGACGGTGAACTTCCGAAGGAAGTAGATCTGGAGACGGCGATGCAGGCCAGAACATTGTTGCATGACTATCTTTTGAAGCACGCAATTGCGCTGCATTTCAACGTTCTCGGAGCAACCGATATGCATGCTGCGATGGTTGATGCAGCCGGCTCCATTCTGACGAATGAAGCGCTGCACGATGTTATTTCAGCTCGTCTTCTGAATCGTCATGGAACCGCGACCCTCCGTGGGATGGATGTTCCAGACCTTGAGCGGCTAATGCAACAGTTAGATGCATATAGCTGGATTGAGCCTTTGCCGATGGGACGAACGGAGCGCGCACCGAAGTATCAGGTCAATCCTCTTGTGCATGAAAGGTTTAAGGGGCTGACGGCGAAGATTGCGTCGGACCGTCGGCGAGTGCGAGAGGCTATGAGAAGATTCCAGAAAACTTAAATGTCGCGACTTGTCGCAATGTGACAGCATGTGACAAACAACGATGTTTGTCACGTTTGTCACGTACACGCAGGAAAGAATATTTTTTATATCTCTTTCTTATTATTTGGGGTTGGTTTTGCGGATTTATACGCGCGTGTGTACGTGACAACCCGCGACAAACTTTCAGCATCATAAAAACCTCAAGTAAACCACCACCACCGGCCCACCAAGCCAACCAACACGAGGAAGACAAATGACGAACATTGAGAAAAACATCGCCGCAGGTCTGATCGGAGTTTCAGACTTCGAGCAACTGGAACTGCGCACCGCCACAGAAAAATGGTCAAAAGACAAAGACCGCCCAACGGTCGAATTCCAGAACCTCGCTGAGATGGCCTTCATCAAGGGCAGTCCGTTGAACGACCTCCCTTGCGGTCCTTCCTTCAGTACGGCTGCAAATTCCAAAGCTTGGATCAGTGCAGCACTCTTGGGGGCAATGTATCAAATTCGGGCTGCATATCATCGCCGGAATAACGATACCGCAACGCTTGATCGTATGCGCATGATGCGGGACGAGATTGCGCGCCTGACAATATCAGCCCGTGCAGCTTGGCGTGCGTCCGACATGAAGGTGCCATTCCGAGAGCCACTTCGTTTTAAAACGAGTGCCTACACACCCGAGCCGGTTGAAGGTGAGGTTCGGCAGCCAACAACGACTGGTCGTCGCATGAGCTGGGATCAGTTCGAAAAGCTGACAGGACGCAAGCGTCCAGGATCGGAGGCGTCAGTATGACTGAACGAGCATACACAGTTTCGGAATTAGACGCGCTTCGTTCTGCGGTTGAATATAAGTGGCTGTTTGGCAGCTACACACCGCAAAGGCATGAAAGTGGCATAACGTTTGGTCGCTCTTACAAGGAAAGTGAGAAAGCAGCATGTGTTGAGGAGTTGGTGCGCACTCACATGATGGCTGGTCATATCGCTGAAGACCTCTATGCCTCGGAGGTATCCGCATGAAGGCTGACAACGACAACGCTCCTATTTTCGAACACACAGGCGCACCCACTAATATTTTTGCCGTGCCTGCAACTCCTGTCAGCAACCCCTATCGTACGAATGTAAAATGGCTACGTGATCAATCAGGAAATCTCATTCGCGACGAGGATGGGTTGCCAGTGCGGGAACCTCGCAAGGTGACGCGCAGGGCATCTGTCGTTGATCCTCGCAAGGAAGCTTGGATCGCTTTGATTGCCGGAACGGATAACAAATACAAAATTGCAAAAACGCTATTGGAGGGGAAAGTTATGCCGGAACATACGCCAGCAGAACGCGCATTGATGCAGGCCAAGGCGGAGCACGCACGGGCACTTCGCGACGGTCAGATTATTGCTGCTGTTGAGCGTATCAACAAGCGGCATGCACATCTCGCTGAATCTGCTGCAAATGATAATTTGCAAGGATGGGAACTCCTACGTCAGCTTCGCCGGGAGAAACGCCACGATGATGTGGAAGCCGTCGAGTTTTACCGTGGCTTGTGCAGCTTGATAGCGTCGCAACCTTTGCGGGGCATCGATTATGGGTATGATGCCAGTGCGGTGAAGGAGTACGCATCCGATACGATGACCACCGACGACATCGACGACGCTGCTGCCAAGAACTGGCCAACGAATTTCATCCCGGGTGGCGAAATACGATACGGGAGTGTGCGAAAGCGCAGTAGGTCCGATCTTGATTGGGTACATCAACCGAAACGCGCCATGGCTGCCGACGACGACACCAAGGCCAAAGAACGGCCTTTTGCTGTGAAGTTCAACGAGAACATCATGATTGCAAAGATTGATATGCGCCCCATTCTGGTGGAGTTGCGTGCGGCCTTGGGTGTAGGTCTGGCGCCGTTCGAAGATGCGGTTCTCGGTGGGAAAACATTGACCGAGATCGGCGAAGCTCGTGGCTTCAACGGCAAACAAGCGTCTGCGGCTGGGAAGGCGTTGATCAATGCTGCAATCAATGGGCTGCGGGAAACGTGGGATCGCATCAAGAGCCGACAGCGTAAGGAAGCACGCCAGGCCATCACGAACATTAATCGAGCCAAAGCTCGTCTCGAACGACAGAAGCTCCGCCTCGCTGCGTGAGGTGTACCTCAAACCCTCTCCCATTCGTAATGGGGAGAAGAGAATAACAAAACTAAGCCCGGTCATTGCGCCGGGCTTTCTCTATTTCTGAGATCGTCGCGGGTTGCTCACGACCCGCGACGGTACGCTGCTGGGAGTTGTCTCCTCCTCCTCTGCTAGCAGCAAAGAGCCGGTGCAGCGCGATGGTCCGCGCTCCCGGCTACTTATTCTCAGGGTGTAGCTTAGCATGGCCTAAAGCCCCGGCCTTGGGAGCCGGTATCGCAGGTTCAAATCCTGTCACCTTGACCAGTTTTAGCAGGATAGAGCAGCCCGGTAGCTCGTCAGGCTCATAACCTGAAGGTCAGTGGTTCAAGTCCACTTCCTGCAACCAAACAGCGGCCAGATCAAACGGTCGGAAGCCTATTAAGCGACGGGCTCCGGACGCTGGTTCGCTACTTCAATACCAAGTGTCTTTTCAGCGTCTTTCAGATGATCGGTAACATCATTTGCTTCTGGCTCATTCCAAATACTGTCTCTCAATGTGATGAAGCATCCATTTACGTGAGATTGTTTCGACATAAGTCTCAACACGCAGGAATGAGGAATGATGATGGCGCGACTAACTTTGTAGTCCTTGTTGAATAGAACAGCTGCCAGATAATCGAAATTAACCTGTTCAATATTGCGCATGGTGCCCAGTCGACGCTCGCTCGCTGATCCATTCACGATACGTCTAGATTTTATTTGAAACTTATCGCCAGCGTGATTGAGTGCATCGTATCCAGCTTTTGAATTTGTTTCTAATGTCCAGTCGAATGCTAGTGAGAACAGGAACTCTGCGTAATCCCCTGTTGGATTATTAGAGCTTCGTGTTGCTTGCCTGCTCTTCAGTTCATCGAGCACAAGCGAATGGCAGTTCAACAAATCTGCTATCGATAGGTTCTTCAGTTCGATCATCACACTTCCCCCAAATGTTTCCCACCCACTTAACAGCGTGTCTTAATTGCCGGCTTCGTCAGTTGCAACTGTGCTTCGACCATTAGGAGAAGATCATGGACTCACGGTTAGAAGATCTGCAGCGTCGCATTGACGCCAGCGTAAAGAGGCTCGGCGTACGAGCGAATTTTGAGCGAGCAGTAGAGGAAACATCGCGAGTAGATGCTTTCTTGAATAGAGGCAGGCTTGCAGCGCAGGCCAAAGCCAGTCAGGAACTACGGCAAGCTCGTCTGCTTGCGACATGCATCGCTGATGAGTTCGAGAGACGAGGTTTGTCAATAAATGCTCGACCAGCGCACTGATGCGGCCCGCGCGTACCACAAGCTATATAAGACGGCGCGATGGAAACGGATACGGGAAGCTCAGCTGCAAATGCAGCCGCTCTGCGAATATTGCCTACAGTCTGAAGTGATCGAACCGGCGACGGTGGTTCACCACTCTGAAGGCGGGCATAAGGGCAACGAAAAAAAGTTCTGGAACGGCCCGTTCGCTTCGCTTTGCAAGGCCTGTCACGACCGTGACGGCCAGCGTGAAGATCTTGGTCAAACCATCATCAGATTCGACACATCTGGGTGGCCGATCGGGTGATCAACACCCCCGGGGGGTGGTCGCCGACCGAAAGGGGCGATCCTGCTGGGTATCGGCGTCGGGCAAGAACGCACGCAAAACCAATTGAAAATATGACCCTGATTTTCGCCGGAGCGCTGCTCGACGGCTGGCTACATTTTACACAGAACCTGTGAGGATTCAATGGCACGACCGCGGAATCCCCTCGCCAAAGCGAAGGCGGAGGGGAGAGATAAAACACATCCCACCCGCTTCAAAGATCGCAAGGACGTTAAAGCTGATGGCCCGCTCGGTAATCCTCCCACCTGGTTGAAGGATACTCCAGAGAGTAAAGCCAAGGCGGCTTGGAAGCTGTTTGAAAAAGAACTGCCGTGGCTGAACCAGTCACACCGCACGCTGGTCGGAATGGCTGCCAATATTCAGGGCCGCAACATGGCTGGTGAGGATGTTGGCGTTCAAAAAATGAACTTGCTTCGTCAGATGCTTGGCCAGATGGGTGCAACGCCTGCGGACGCATCGAAAGTTGCAATACCTGACGACGGTGATGAAAAGGACGATCTTGTAGATGAGTGATACACCTGCGCTTGAGCGTGTGAGCGCTTACGCGCAAGCTGTCCTTGACGGCACCGAGATTGCGGGACCGCATGTCCGAAACGCCTGCCAACGACATTTCGATGATCTGGCGACAGCGCATGAACGCGGGATTTACTGGAACGATGCGAAAGCTCACCGTGCCATGCGGTTCTTCGAAGAGCGGCTGAAGCTTAACGATGGCCAGTTTGATGGGAAGCCGTTCAAGCTGCATCCATCGCAGGCTTTCAAACTCGGTTCGCTGTTCGGCTGGGAGCGCGAGAACGGAAAACGCCGATTTCGTCGTGCTTACATCGAGGAAGGCAAGGGAAACGGCAAATCACCGTTCGCGGGCGGTCTTGGCTTGTTTGGCTTGATGGCCGATGGCGAGGCAGGTTCTCAGGTCTACGCTGCGGGTGCGAAGAAAGAGCAAGCACAAATCCTATTTCAAGACGCTGTGAAAATGGCCCGTGCGGCACCTAAGCTTGCGGGACGTCTGAAGTTCAGCGGCGGGATCGGCAAAGAGTTCAATATCGCTTTCCACGAAAAGCAATCGTTCTTCCGACCGATATCGAAAGACGCCGGCAAAACAGGTTCAGGTCCACGACCTCATTTCGCTCTGCTCGATGAACTGCATGAACATCCTGATCGTTCAGTCGGTGAGATGCTGGAGCGTGGTTTTAAGTTTCGCCAGCAACCACTGCTTTTCATGATCACAAACTCGGGCAGTGACCGCAATTCCTTTTGCTGGGAAGAGCATGAACATGCCGTTCGCGTGGTTGCGGGCACGAAGACGCCAGATGATGATTTCATCTATGTAGGCGAAGTCATCGACGATACAACGTTTGCGTACGTTTGTGCGCTCGATAAAGACGATGACCCGCTCGAAGATCCGACTTGCTGGAAAAAAGCTAACCCGCTTCTCGGTACGATCTTGACTGAAGAATACTTGGCCGAGGTGGTGGCGCAGGCGAAGCAAATCCCCGGCAAGCTGAACGGGATTTTGCGCTTGCATTTCTGCGTGTGGACATCAGCTGATAAGGCCTGGATGCCGCGTGATACTGTTGAAGCCGTCATGGACGATTTCGAGCCGATCGATGAACACGCCGGAAAGCAGCTATTTTTATCGGTAGATCTTTCAGCCGCTCGAGACATGACAGCATTGGCGTGCGCGGTCAAAACCGGCACAAAGTCGATGGACCGTGAGGATGGCTCAACGATCGAACTGCCTACCTTCGATATGTGGATCGAAGCCTGGACGCCTGCAGATACTTTAAAAGCTCGAGCTCTTGCTGATAAAGCTCCTTACGATGTCTGGGTTGATCAAGGCTGGCTAAGCGCCTCGCCTGGAAGCCGCATCCGCTTCGATTTCGTTGCGCAGCGAGTGGCTCAGCTTACGCAAGATTTCGACGTTCAGGGCATCGCTTATGATCCCTACGCTTATGACAAGTTTCGTGAGGAGCTTGATGCAATCGGCGTCGAAGTTGAGCAAATACCCCACCCGCAGGGCGGAAAACGTCGATCAAAGGCCAGCGAAAAGAAAATCGAAGCTGCAAAGGCTGCTGGCCTTCCAGAGCCGCAAGGCTTGTGGATGCCGGGATCGGTCACCGAATTGGAAAACGCCATTATCGACGGCCGCGTTCGGCTTCGGCGAAACCCGGTGTTGATGACAGCTTTGATGGGCGCCACGTTTGATCGTGATCCACTCGATAACCGCTGGTTCGTCAAAACCAAAGCTTCGGTTCGCATCGACGCTGCCGTCGCTTTGGCGATGGTGACGGGATTTGCGGCTGACACACCACTCGAAAAGCCGAAGCGAAAGCCAAGGCTCTTCATGGTTTAGGAAAACCAATGACAATCAAAGCTTTTGCCGTCTTCGACGTTAAGTCGTTCGACGAGGAACAAGGCGTGCTGCGCGGCATTGCGAGCACGCCATCAACGGATCGAGTCGAAGATATCGTCGATCCCAAAGGAGCTGTTTTCAAACTGCCGCTCCCGTTGTTGTGGCAGCATAGCCATAACGACCCTATCGGTCATGTTACTGAAGCGTCCGTAACCGACGAAGGCATTGAAGTCGTCGCTACGGTTGCGAAGGGCGTCACGCCTGAAATTGACAGAGCATGGACGCTGATCAAGGCCGGCCTTGTGCGCGGTTTTTCTATTGGTTTCCGAGGCCTAGAGGTCGAAGAAATCCCAAGATCGTGGGGCGTTCGTTACAAAAAATGGGAATGGCTGGAACTATCAGCCGTGACCATCCCGGCTAATGCCGATGCGACGATTACGAACGTCAAACACTTTGCCACTGCGCAGCACGCCGCGACAGGCACCAAGGCTGTGAAGGAAAAGAGCGCCGGCGACACGGCGAAATCTCACAAACCAGTTCTACTCAACCAAAAATCAAAGGGTGATATTTTGAATATTGCTGAACAGATCGCCGCGCTCGAGGCTTCGCGCACGGCAAAGGCCGCTTCTATGCAGGCAATTCTCGAAAAGGCTACTGCTGAAGGCCGCACCACCGACGCTTCTGAGCAGGAAGACTTTGACACGATCAGTGCTGAAATCGACTCGATCGATGCTGATCTCAAGCGCTTCCGAGCATTGGAAAAAGCACAGGTAGGCGGAGCCAAACCAGTTAACGCCAATGGTATCAAGTCTCTATCCGATGCTGCTGCTGCACGCTCTGGCGTTCAGGTGAAGGCACCGAAACTAGAGGCTGGTATCGGCTTTGCGCGTTTGGCCAAGGTGAAGGGTCTTTCAAAGATCACTGGTGAAAGTCCGCGTGATCTGGCCAAGAGCCTCTACGGCGAGGAATCCGCCGTCTATGGCATCATCGTCAAAGCAGCTGTTTCTGCGGGTAGTACTCAGGACGGCAACTGGGCGGCCAACCTTGTTGGCGACGAGACGTCGGTGTTTGCCGATTTCGTAGAGTTCCTGCGCCCTCAGACGATCCTTGGTAAATTCGGCACTGGTACAATCCCGTCGTTGCGCCGCGTTCCTTTCCGCACCCCGCTGATCGGCCAGACGTCTGGTGGCGATGGCTATTGGGTAGGTGAAGGTAAAGCCAAGCCGCTCACCAACTTTGGCTATGAGCGCAACACGCTGGAGCCGACGAAGGTCGCAAACATTGCGGTTGTTACCGAAGAACTTCTCCGCAGCAGCTCACCTTCTGCTGAAATCCTCATTCGAGACTCGCTAGCCGCAGCGCTCCGCGCTCGTCTGGATACCGATTTCATCAACCCCGCAAAGGCAGCAGTTGTAGGCGTCTCGCCAGCTTCGATCACGAACGGCATTACACCAATCGTGTCGACGGGCACCGATGCGGATGCGGTTCGAAACGATCTTCGTTTGCTGTTTTCAGCGTTCATTGCGGCGAACAATGCTCCGACGTCCGGCGTGTTCATCATGCGGTCGACTACCGCGCTCGCGCTGTCACTGATGACAAACGCTTTAGGCCAGTCTGAGTTTGCAGGCATCACGATGAATGGCGGCACGCTGTCCGGCCTTCCTGCGATCGTCTCTGAGTTTGTGCCTGAAGGTTATGTCGTCCTGGCAAACGCTTCGGACATTTATCTCGCCGACGATGGTGAGGTTGCAGTCGATATGTCGAACCAGGCTTCGCTCGAAATGGCGAACAACCCGGAACATGATAGCACCACGCCAACGGGAGCAACTGGCCTTGTGTCACTCTGGCAGACCAACAGTGTCGCCTTCAGAGGTGAGCGGATCGTGAACTGGGCGCGTCGTCGCCCATCGGCGGTTGCGGTTCTTTCTGGTGTCGCTTGGGGCGTCCCAGCAGCTCCGGGCGGCGGCGAATAATCGCTGACATATAACCAAAATTCCGGTCGCCTTCGGGCGGCCGGTTTTCTCTCGCGGAGGTAACTATGAAGCTCACAGCGACCAAGTCTTTCACATATGGCACTCGCCGCTTGTTACCTGAAGCGGAATTCATCGCCACGCCGAGAGATGCCAAGATTTTAATAGGTATCGGTAAAGCGAAACTCGCAGTCGAACCTCAGAAAGTTGATAAGCCCAAGCGAACCCAGAAGCGTCGCACTGAGGAAGAGGATCAGCATGGCCTTTTGGAATAATAAAAACGCATCTACCTCGGTCACCACCCCAGCGCCAGTAACTTCCGAAGCGAAGTCGCTTTCGACAGCTTCTCCCCGCCGAGGATGGTTCACCATCTTTGAAAGTTTCGCCGGCGCATGGCAGCGAAATGTCGAAGTGAAGCCCGAACTGGCTTTGGCGTATCACGCGGTATTCTCATGCGTGACCCTTATTTCTTCCGATATTGCAAAGTTGCGCGCGCGGATCGTCGAGGAGACGCCGGACGGTATCTGGGTTGAGAAAAAGCGGCACGCGCTTAAAAAGCTTCTGCGCAAACCTAACGATACCCAAACCGCTATTCAGTTTTGGGAAAATTACTTCATCTCGAAGCTGACAACAGGCAACACTTACGTCTTGAAGCGTCGCTCACCAGACGGCAAAATTTCCTCGTTGCACGTTCTCAACCCGATGCTCGTGCAAGTGCTTGTATCACCTCAAGGCGCCGTATTTTATCAACTGAATGTGGATGACGTTTCTGGGCTCACATCCACGGTTACCGTTCCGGCATCAGAAATTATTCATGATCGGTTCAATTGCTTTTTTCATCCCCTGGTGGGGCTTTCACCGATTTATGCTAGCGGCCTTGCTGCAAAGCAGGGTCTCACGATTCAGCAGCACTCGGATCGTTTCTTCGGCAACAACGCGCTGCCATCAGGCATCATCAGCGTGCCGGGCGCTATTGAGGAAGAAGATGCTGCGGCGATTAAGAAAAGCTGGGAAGATGGCTACTCTCGGGAAAACTCCGGCAAATTAGCTGTCTTGGCCGATGGAATGGAGTTCAAAGCACTCGCCATTCCTGCTCAATCAGCTCAGTTGATCGAACAGTTGAGATGGACCGCTGAGGTTGTCTGTTCGACGTTTCACGTACCGCCTTACAAGATCGGTATCGGAACGCTTCCAACCTACAACAACATTCAAGCACTGAACGTCGAATATTACAGTCAGTGTCTCCAAACGCTGATCGAGTCAGCAGAAGACTGCATGGACGATGGCTTGGGTCTAGGTGAAAGTGTCGGTGTCGAGTTCAATGTCGATATTCTGTTGCGCATGGACGGCATGACAATGGCGACCAGATTGAAAGAAGAGGTCGGCGCCGGGATACGTGCACCAAACGAAGCGCGCAAGGTGATGAACCTGCCGGCTGTTGAGGGTGGTGATACGCCTTATCTCCAGCAGCAGAATTATAGCTTGTCAGCACTTAACAAGCGTGATGCGCGCGAAGATCCGTTCGCAACAGCAAGGCCTGAAAACAAGCCGGAAATATTGCCGCTTCCAGAAAGCGACGCAAACGCCAAAGCGATTGCAGCATTTGCAACGAAAGCCGCGGAGATATTCAAAGATGCAGCTTGATTTCGAAAAACTGGCAACATCCATGATGCTGCCAGTCAAAGGTTACATCGATAAGATCCACGCGGCTTTCAGCGACAGTGTTGCAAAGCTCTCCGAACGTATCACCAAGCTCGAAGCGGTCGACGTGCAGCCTGGCCGTGATGGTTTGCCTGGGCGCGACGGTCAACCTGGAAAAGATGGTGCCCCCGGTGCAGATGGTCAGGATGGTTTGGGGTTTGATGATCTCGATGTGTCATTTGACGGCGAGCGCACATTTAAAATGCGTTTTGCTAACGGCGACAACGTAAAGGAATTCGAGTTCAAAGCGCCTTTCATGCTCTATCGCGGCGTTTATAAATCCGGAGAGAACTATGAACAAGGCGACACTGTCACTTGGGACGGTTCTTGCTGGGTAGCTCTCAAGGCGAACGCAGACAAGCCCGGTGACGGCGAAAACTGGCAGCTGGCTGTCAAACGTGGACGCAACGGCCGCACGCCATCAAACGATGATGCAAAATCGGTCGGGCCGGTGAGAATAGCGTTCAAGGGGGCAAACTCAGATGGTTAAGCTCGTAACTCTTGATGCGGTCAAAAGGCGCCAGCGCATCTTTCACGATGATGATGACACTGATCTTGGTGCTATGATTGAACAGGCATCAGACATCATTTTGAATTACATCAACAAGTCCGACCCTACATGGAATGATCAAACAGCGCCGCCTCTTATTCAGGCGGCGGTTTTGCTTCAGGTCGGCTTTATGTGGGCCAATCGTGGCGATGCTGACCCGCTCTATGCACCAGCAGACGGTTATCTCGATCGACGGATTACCTCGATCCTCCATCGATACCGAAAACCCGTTCTAGCGTGAGGTTATCATGCCCTGGATCAAATTCAGCGGTGACTTCAATCATCGCGTAACTCCGGCTGTCACCGTCGCTTACAAGGCTGGTTGGTCTGGCCTTGTCACCACGCCGTGCGCTGCGGCCGCGATTGCGAGTGGCAAAGCATCTCGTTTGAAAACACCACGAAAAGGTGAGCTGCCGAATGTCGAAAACACCACGGACGCCTAACGCGGCTATGAATGAACGCGTTGTTTTCCAACAGCGCGAAAATGTCAGAGATGAAGGTGGTGGCGTTCGCGGCGAATGGGTCGACAAGTTCGAAGAGCGTGCCCGGCTGCGTCCGCGTCTTGGATCTGAGACTGTCATTGCGGCACGGCTTGAAGGTATACAGCCCTACACTCTGACAGTGCACTCAAATAGCCGAACGCGCCTTGTTACCCCGGCATGGCGCATTAGAAACGCGCGGAACGATCGCACCTACAATATCAAATCGATCATGAACCCCGATGAAAGCAACGCCCACATCGAGGCCATGGTGACTGATGAAGGTGGTGGTTGATCGTGCTTCGAGCGAAACTTTTAGGCCGCGTGGAACTGACGAATAAAATCCGCAAGATCGCTCCCAAGGCGATCGAGAAAATGGATGAGGTCAAGTTTCAGGTTGCTGAAGAAGCAGCTGCAGCCATCAAAGCGCGCGCGCCACGTCTATCCGGTGATTACGCAGAAAGCATTCGCGCTGGCCTCCAGTCCGACAATCCCGACAAAATTGTCTTCGGCGCCAAGAAGTCGAAAGATCCGACTGCAGTGGGTGTCTACGCGAATTTCATCTGGCGGTTTATCGAGTTCGGAACCAAGGCAAGCGGCGCTCAAGCGCGCCGTGCTGATCGGCGCTACAAATCTGGCAAGGTGATGACCAAGGGATCACAAGCCCACGGCGCGACACCAGCTCAGCCGCATGTCTTCCCCGTTTGGCGAGGTATGCGGAAAAAGGCAATGAGCCGCATACGTAACGCCATGAACAAAGGCATTCGGGAGGCGCTAAAAAGTCGATGAGTTCAGCTTCTCTCGAACTGCAAGGTGCGATCGTTTCGCACCTGCTGGCAACACCAGCTTTAACAAGTCTTGTCGGTGAGAACATCTTCGACATGGCGCCGCCTGAAGCAATACCGCCTTACGTTGTGATGGGCGATTTTGACGAACATCGGGCCGACGTCACCTGTGTAGGCTCCCGCGTAATTTATGCCACGCTTCATGCATGGTCGAACTACGGCGGTGGCTTTACCGAGGTGAAGAAAGTAGCAGAAGCGGTTGCAGACGCGTTGCATGACGCTCCTCTGCAGCTTCTGTCAAATCGTCTCATCAGCCTTCATCATCGACAAACACGGACATTTCGCGATCTCGACGGCATTCACTCCCATGCCGTGATCGAGCTCACCGCTTACGTCGACAAGCTCTAGTCACCCCCAAAAATCAAATCCTCCCAGCCTGCCTTTTCGGCGGGCTTTTTTGTGTTCAAAGGAAATTTCCATATGGCTACTGGTCAGCAAATCGGCCGTCTTCTTCTCATTCAGATCGGCAACGGCGCTTCTCCGGAGGTTTTCAATAACCTCTGCGGCATCACCACGCGCTCTTTCAACATGTCGGCCAACAGCGTCGATACCACGATTCCTGATTGCAACAATCCGGAAGCAACGCCTCAGAAAACTGGCGTACCGGGTATCAAGCAGCGCACCTTTACCGGCTCCGGTAAGTTCGTCGCAGGCGCAGACAGCGCGACTTTTATCAATCATGTGAATGAGGCGACCATCTTCAATGCCCGCGTGATCGTTCCGGGTCTCGGTTCTTACACTGGCCCCTGGTTTGTGACTGATTTCGAATTCAGCGGCGAGGTTGAAGGCATGATGGACTTTTCAGCTACATTCGAAGCGGCCGGCCCGCTTGAATTCGAAGCTGAGGTATAAGAATGCAGTTCCCTGTTAACGGGGCTCGCGGCGAAGTCGGCGTCACCATTGGTGGCGTCGATATCGTGATTGCAGCAACCATGGGCGGTCTGGCAGCGGTTTCGACCGATCTCGGCTGCAAATCAATGCAGGATCTCTTTGATCGCCTTTCCAATGTCGAAGTTGCAGCTGCAATGTCAGCGATCCGTCATTTGACAGTTCGCGGCGATGCTTCTGCTGCCCTAGCTGTTCTAAAATTCGGCCATTTTCCAGCGCTCTCAAAAGCCTTTGAAGCAGCACTTGCGCATCATTTCAAGGACGAGCAATCGGGAAACGGGGAAGCCGGGGCGACAGTGTAGAGGCGGAGTTTCCCTGGCGAGAATGGCAACAGTCAGCCTTTGGCGTCCTGCGATGGACGCCTGATACTTTTTGGAATTCGTCACTGAGCGAATTTCTGTCTGCCTTGGAGGGCTTCGCTATAGCCCGCGGCGGCAAGAAACAGATCGATGCTCCAAGTCAGGATCAGCTCGACGATCTCATCAGCAAATACGGAAGTTAATTTCAGGCCGCCTCGTGCGGCCTTTTTCTTTTTAGGAGGTCCGCGTGGCCGACGAGAGCAATAACGACGATATCATTCTTTCGATCTCCGCTGATGTGGCGTCTCTGCGTCGCGCGCAAAAACGCATTGAGGAGTCGATTAACGCCATCGGTAAGAGCTCAG